CCTATCATGTTGTGTCTTGATAGTATGGGTATGTTGTCTACTACAAAAGAAATTGATGATACTGCTGATGGTAAAGAAACTAGGGATATGACTCGTGCTCAAGTTCTCAAGGCTGCATTTAGAGTGTTGACTTTGAAACTTGGTCGTGCAAAAGTTCCTATGGTTGTTACTAATCACACTTATGATGTTGTAGGTTCTATGTTCCCAACAAAAGAAATGGGTGGTGGTTCTGGATTAAAGTATGCCGCTTCTACTATCATTTATCTATCAAAGAAAAAAGAAAAAGATGGTACAGAAGTTATTGGTAATATTGTACATTGTAAAAATCAAAAGTCAAGATTGACAATTGAAAATAAAATGGTAGATGTTCGTTTGACTTATGAAAAAGGTTTAGATAGATACTATGGACTTCTTGACCTTGCAGTACAGTATGGTATTTTTAAACAAGTATCAACTCGTATTGAATTACCAGACGGTTCTAAACAATATGCTAAGACAATCAATAATAACCCAGAGAAATACTTTACTGAGGATATTATGAAACAATTAGATGAATGTGCAATGAAAGAGTTTAAGTATGGAAACATTACAGAATTACATCAAGATATTTGATTTACCTCTAGGTGATACAGTTTGTAAAGAACTGATTAAACAATTTGAAGAATGTAAAGACCAACAAGAAGAAATAAAACTTGAGGGTCATAGAAGTTTTAATCAGATTACTTTACACAATCATGATAATTGGAAAAAGTATGAAGACTGGTTAAATTATGTCTTCAAAGAAGCAGTCAGATTCTATATTGAGAAAAGTGGTGTTACTGAAAAACAGTTTCCACAACAATATGCATTTGAAGCGTTTAGAATGAAAAGATATATGCCTAATGATGTAGACGAATTTGCAGACCATGTTGATGTTGGTAATCATGAAAGTGCAAAAAGATTTCTTGCATTTTTCTTTTATCTAAATGATACAGATGATGAAAGTGGTTGTACAGAGTTTCCACATTTCAATCTAAAGGTTGTTCCCAAAACAAATAGAATGTTGGTATTCCCACCAATGTGGACATATCTTCATGCTGGTAGAAAAGTTACTGGTAAGACACCAAAATATACTATGGGAAGTTATTTACACTATGTCTGATATTAGTAAGATGTATACCTTTGTTGAGAATAAAGAAAAGTCTTGGCAAGCCATAGGTTTAACAAAAGATGCTGGTAAATACCAAGGTGTTGTTTATAAATATGGTAAAGTAAGTTTTGGAAAAGAGGAAGATGAGAATGGTAATCTTCCTTTAAAATTTGAATGGCAAGTTTTAGATTCAAACGGTTTACCAAAAGAATTAATGGGTGAAGACTTTTTTAACTTGATTGGTGATGTTCTTTATGATATACTAGACCAACAATTAAAAGATGGAAATTTACAATATGTTAACACAGACAATTGAGAGAACAACTCTTTCAAATTTAATACACAATGAGGATTACTGTAGAAAAGTAATTCCATTTATCAAACCAATTTATTTTGCAAATCGTGATGAAAGAATTGTATTTGAAGAAATAGAAAAGTTTCTAGAAAAGTACAATGCTCTACCGACTAAAGAAACTTTGACAATAGGTGTTGATAGTCGAAAGGATTTAACAGAAGAAGAATATAAAAAGATTGTGGAACTTATTGGTTCACTTGAAAAGACAGAAGTGGACTTACAATGGTTGCATGATGAAACAGAAAAGTTCTGTAAAGACAAAGCGATTTACAACGCTGTCCTTGATGGAATTAAAATTATTGATGGTAAAGACAAGAATAGAACACCAGAAGCTATACCAACAATATTATCAGATGCACTTGCAGTATCCTTTGATTTAACTGTAGGTCATGATTATGTAGATGATGGACTAAATAGATATGAGTTTTATCATAAGAAAGAAGACAAAATCAAGTTTGACCTTGATTACTTCAACAAGATTACAAAGGGTGGATTACCCCAAAAGACACTAAACATTGCACTTGCTGGAACTGGTGTAGGTAAGAGTTTGTTTATGTGTCATGTTGCATCATCAGTATTGATGCAAGGTAAAAATGTATTATACATTACACTTGAGATGGCAGAAGAACGGATTGCAGAAAGAATAGATGCCAATCTCATGAATATAACAATAGATGATTTACATACACTTCCTAAGAAGATGTTTGAAAATTATCTTAACAAGATACAGAAAAAGACAAATGGTAAATTAATTATTAAAGAATACCCAACTGCATCTGCTCATGTTGGTAACTTTAGGTCATTGATAAAAGAACTCGCATTGAAGAGAAGTTTTAGACCAGATATTATTTTTGTTGACTATTTGAATATTTGTGCATCATCACGATTTAAGGGAAATGCAAATGTTGGTTCATACTTCTATATTAAAGCGATTGCAGAAGAACTTAGGGGACTCGCAGTTGAAACTAATGTTCCTATTGTTTCAGCGACACAAACAACTAGGAGTGGATTTGTGTCAAGCGACATTGGGTTGGAAGATACGTCAGAAAGTTTTGGTCTACCTGCTACTGCTGACCTCATGTTTGCACTTATTTCTACAGAGGAACTTGAAGACTTAAATCAGATATGTGTCAAACAATTGAAGAATCGTTATAATGACCCAACTATGAACAAAAGATTTATATTAGGGGTTGACAGAGCGAAAATGAGATTGTATGATGTAGAACAAGTTGCACAAAAAGACTTAGTTGATAGTGGACAAGAGGAAGATGAAGTTGTATTCGATAACACACCATTTGCTGGAAAAGGCAAAAACTATGAGAAATTCTCTGACCTCAAGGTTTAGGAAAACCTATAAGGTGAAATATTATCATGATATTAATATCGAAACAAAGAAATGGGAAGTAATTGAACTTCCATCTCGTTCTGTTATAAAGACGTTTGATTTTGAAGATGATGCTCAAAACATAAGTTTTGAACTCAATCATAATAAACCATTCGGAGATTACGGATTTCCAAAATTCCTAACATATAAATAATACATATGTATATGGAGTAATTGGAAATGGAAAATTTTCTAAGTTATATATCTGAAGCAACTCTCTCAATACCAGAATTAGAAAAGAGAAGTGGTCGGATAGAAACACTTGCAGACTTTATCAATAATCAGAAACCGATAGAAACAGAAGTTGGTGAGAGGATTATATCTTGGATTAATCCTCAATATAAAGTTGCATTTGAAAATGGAGATTTAAAATCTGCATTTCCAAGAGGTACTGCTGTTTTTAATACAGATAAAAACGAAAAACTTAGAATAAATCAAATCATAAAATCAGATGCTTTTGGCGGCGGTGGTGGTTCTGGTATGGGTTCATCTGGAACAAAAGATGCCGAATCTGCACAATGTGTTTACTTACAAGCAATCTGGGATAATCCAAATACAAAATTTACTAAAGATGAACTTGCAGCTGCATATGACAAAGTATATGTTAATGCAACAAAAGATGGTATTCTGAATCTATCATCTGATTGGGTAACTTCCTCTATTAGTAGTGCAAAAATTTTATATAAAGCATTAAGTAAGAAAAGATATACGTTTCATAGGGGTTCAGATTGGGTTAAAAAGTTAGAGGGTTTATTTAATAATTCTGGTCAAGATTATTTTAGTGATATTAACAAATGGACACCAGCAGATATTTGGTTGATTAATAATAGTGAACTTGGAAAATATGATTTAGAAAGTGGAGTTGGTTTACCTTATTTAAATAATGTTTTAAGACAAGCATATGCAAATCGTGATATTATCGGTGTATCATTAAAGAAAACAACTAGAGCAAGATTAAATCAAGTTAATTTCAGAAAACCATTTAAAGAACCAACATTTACAAAAGTAAACTTTGGTAAAAGAGATTTTTTCAAAGCAAAAGATGGTTATATTATGTTCAGAGAGGGTGAAATGCAGTTTAGAACTTTCCCAGCATTTCAAGGTGAGATTATTGGAAAGACTGCAAAACATGGAAAATTAAGTGGGGATAGTGGTGCTACTGGGCCAATAGGTAGAGTTATGAAATCTGTAGGTGCAGAATCCATTCCACCTAGAAAAGAAATCACAGCATTAATCAAAGGTAAAAATGATGATTTTATGAAAATGTTCTATAATGAATATTCTCAAGCAATATCTAAACCAGTATCTATGAAAGACTTTATTAAAAACTTATCTGGAAAAGATAGTAATTGGTTAGAGTCAAAATATCTAGTGACTTTTATGTTTAACAGACTTAAAGGTAGAGAACAATTATTTTTATCACAAGCATTCAAATACGCAAAATCTCAGTCTAAAGATTCTTGCGTTCATTTAAAGGTATCATGATGTTAAGTATGTTATTAGAACAAGCAGGTAAGAACCTACACTTAGAACATATTGAAGATGAGATACTTAACTTCGGTGTGCCTGGGGGTAGAGGTGCAATTAATTTTGTACGTTCACTTAGAGATATGCTTGCTGGTAACTCTAGGTCTGAAGTCAATATGACTGTAAAATGGGACGGAGCTCCTGCAATCTTTGCTGGACAAGACCCAAGTGATGGTAAGTTTTTTGTTGCAAAGAAATCAGTATTCAATGTCAATCCTAAATTATATAAATCAAACGCAGAGATAGATGCCGATTTATCTGGTGACTTAAACGCAAAGTTTAAGGTTGCACTTGCAGAGTTTTCTAAGTTGAATATCAAAGGTGTTCTGCAAGGTGATTTAATGTTTACTGATTTAGATACTGATACCATTGATGGTGTCAAGTATTATACTTTTCAACCTAACACAATTGTCTATGCAGTTCAAACTGATAGTGATATCGGTAAAACTATGAGTAAGGCAAAGATTGGTGTTGTCTGGCACACAACTTATTCTGGTGATACACTTGAGGGTATGAAGGCATCATTTGGTGCAGATATTAGTAAACTGACATCCTCTTCGTCAGTTTGGATGGATGATGCAACTTATAAAGATGTATCTGGTCGTGCAACTATGACATCAAAAGAAACTGCTGTAGTTACATCACATTTATCAAATGCTGGTAAAACATTCCAAAAGATTAATGCACCATTATTAAATAAGTTTTTAAGATTACAAGATTCATTAACTGGTAAATTAGTTGGTGCAAGTTTCAAAACATATAATAATACCTATGTTAGACAAGGACAAGCAGTTAAAGACCCAAGAAAACACGCAAACGGATATGTTACTCATGTTGAAAATCACTTCAATAAAGAGATAGACAAACTAAAAACACAGAAATCAAAAGATGTTCTTATAACAAAGAAGAACGAATATATTAGAGAATTTAAGAAATTAACACCAAACCTTATACAAGTTACTGCTTTTCAGATGCATTTAGTAAATGCAAAGATGGAAGTTGTAAGAAAACTAAATAGTGTAAAAGGTTTGACAAGTACCTTTATTAAGACAAGTAATGGATTTAAAGTGGTTAACCCAGAGGGTTATG